TTTGAGATATTGGAAATTACTTCGTGGGGATCTGGTTCAAATTCTGTAGATTTAAGTAAGCTCAAAAAGAATTGCTGTGGATAATTAAATTTTAAATAAATTGTCCAAGCAGCCAACATTGAATATGATACCGAATGAGAATTTGAGGTAACAAAACCATTTGCATAAAAATTATGATCTTTATGATCCACTTCTAAATCAATTGTTTTTTTAATTCCAATTGGGGTGATTTTTTTTATTTTTGAAAAAATAATATTATTCATTTAATGAATTAGCGTGTAGATATGTTATATGAGTAATTTAAATTTACTTAATTTAATTGGTAATAGCGATCAGATTATCACATCAAATGGACACATTGTCAACACAATCAATTTGAATATTGAAGACATTAAAGAATGTAGAAATATTTTTAGTAAAATATCTTGTATTTATATTTGGCAAAATCAATTTGATAAAAAAATTTATATAGGAAGCGCAATTAATTTATGGAGAAGGTTTTTATCTTACAAAAACTCTTTTTCTTTAAAAGATGGCAGGAATAATTTAAAACTAATAAGAGCAAATAAAAAATATGGATTTGGTTCAATAAAAATTCATATTTTAGAAATAATAAATAAAGATAAGTTACAATTAAAAATTAGGAAACAATATTTTCTTGATGCTTTAAATCCATTTGATAAAAATGGATACAATATATCAAAATCATCAGATCGTCCATTAAATTGTAAATTATCAAAAAATGGAAGGAAAAAAATAAAATTAAGACATACTGGTGAAAATAGTGAAATGTCTAAGTTGAAAAATGAAGATGTTTTAGAAATTAAAAATATGCTTTTTTTAGGAATTTATACGCTACACGATATATCTTCAAAATATGGTGTATCTAAAACTGTTGTCAGTAATATATGCAGTAATAAAACTTGGACGCATATAAAATCTTCTGAAGAGGTTGAACAATTTTTAAAAAATAAAACAATTACTCAAAAACAAAAATATAAACATTTAATTCCTGAAATAGTTCAATTATTAAAACAAGGATCAAGAATGATTGATTTATCTATTAAATATAAAATAAAATATACAACCATAAACAATATTAAAATTAGATACCTTAAATAGAATTTGCTATTGAGTAGTCGTTTGCTAAAATTTCTTTTACGCTTTTCATTCCAGCTTCTTTAGTTAAGAATTTATGATCTAAACTTGCTCTAATTTTTTTACCAGATTCTATTTCTATTTCGTAAACTTCTTTTTCATTGTGCATTATATCCAAAATAGAAACAAAAATATTACTTTCATTGTCTACATCGTAAGATTTAATTTGATCACCAATTTTTAAATCTTTCAACATTTTAAATCCATCTTTTGTTTCTACTGTTTCTTCTTCAAAAATGCATTTGTTAAAACTATAGTTGGCGCTGTCTTCCGCTACCTTCCATAGGATTTCACCAATTTGTTTATCTAGTTTATTTTCTTTGATCTTGTCTTCAATTTTTTGCTTCCAAGCTTCAATTTGGTCAACTTTCTTTTTGCCAACAATTCGTCTGAGCTGTTCTGCTTCGTCGAGTGTAAAGCCAACCTTTACAGCCATCTTCATCAACTGTTCTTGGTACAATGGAATTCCTCCAGTATAAGAAAGAACATCATCAAAAAATGGATTAACACTCTGGAAATCAGAAGTCTCCACATATCTAGCGTAGTTATCCAAGAACTCAATGGCTCCAGGTCTAGCGATTGCCACTACAGCAGATAGTTCTTCTAGGTTCTTCGGCTTAACCTTTTGGCATACCCTGAAGTTCGTATCCGCTTCAATTTGAAAGAGTCCTTGTGGAGTATTAATTGATTGTAGATTTTGGTAAATTAATTCTGAATTTAAATCTACGTTAGAAATATCAATTCCAGTTTGCTTACATACGTCATAGATAACTGATAATGTGCGCAATCCTAAAATATCAAACTTAACAGTTAGTTCTGCCACATTATTCATATCATATCCAGAAACTAAATCTCCGTCTGTGGTTTTTTGGACTGGCATGATATCAGTTACATCATAATGTGAAATTGCAATACCAGATGGATGTACTCCCGTATTTTTATTTAAATTTTCCAGTTTCTTTGCTATTTTATAAACCTCTGGATATTGATCAGCAAATTCTCTGAATTTATCTACTTCTTGATAAGCTTCAGATAATGGAGCTACCTTTCCAAACTTTTTTGGAATAATATCGCTAATTAAATTCACTGTAGTCTCATCAAGCTCTTCCACAATCTTCCCACATTCTTTAATGCATAGCTTTGCGCTTAAAGTATTCATTGTTAAAATCTTGCAGGTTTTACCTACATATTTTTTTTCAATAAATTGAATTACTTCTTTTCGGCGCTCATAACTAATATCTGAATCTACATCCGCCAACAACGATCCATCAAGGTAAGTTATTCCATTATGCTCTATCTTTCTAGCTCTACTTTTTGAAACGAATCTTTCAAAGTAAAGGTCGTACTTAATTGGATCTACTTTAGTAACGCCAATTAAGAAAAGAATAAGAGATCCAGCTGCGCTTCCACGTCCTGGTCCTGTAGGGATGTCATTTTCATGACAGTACTTCAAGATGTCCCAGTTAAGTAAGATATAATCAATAAATCCTAAATCATTAAGAATTGATAGCTCAAACTTTGCTCTATCATAATAGACCTGCTTATTTGGAAGTTTATCTATGCCTTTATCCTTTACTCCTTTGTGAGCCAAATTCCTAAGGAAGTCAAAGTTTGAAGTAGTATCTGGAATATTTAATAAATCATAATACTTCTTTTCGATGATGATGTTTGGAAGAAGTACGCCAGCAGCAGTTGGCATATCATACTTTGTAAAATCTTTAAACATATTAAATAGCTATCTCTTGAATTTGTTGCCAGAAAATCTTGAACGTCATTTCTATATCATATAATCCATCATGAAGTCTCGAAGGATCATGATCAATATCATATTGCTTTAATAAAGCTCCTTGACTTGCTTTAATCTTCTTGTCTCTGTGATTTAGAAATCTGTATTGCGAAAATATATCTCCGCGAGTCAGTTCTTTATGCCCTGTTCCGATTGCCATAGCAAGACTTCTTGTGTCAATCACCCTTGGGATGTAAGAGTAATCAGATTTAAGTCCACACTTTTTTCTTAAAGTGTTTAACACGTAAACATCAAATCCCAAAAGATTCTGGCCAATCACTATATATTCTGGATTTGAAATAATCGGCCAAAGATCATCTAGAACTTTTCTGGGATCTTCTTGAACTCTTTTATGTTTATTAATATCAAATCCAGTGATTCTTGCCGCACCTTCGGAAACTTTTAGGTCTGGCCATTCAAGAAATCTATCTTGCTTCTTTTCAATGAATTTTCCTTTTGCAGTAAACCACGATACTTGCCAAGGTCTTGAATTAATTAAATTAAGACCTTCAGTCTCGCAATCAATTACAATATATTTTTGATTAAAATTAAATCTAAGCAGTTCGTCCATTTGTAACCTCCATGTAACTCTCCCAACAGAATTCGTCAGATCCAAAATGATTTAAATTTGGACTTGATAAAGATTGCTCTTTTCCAAAAGAGCGATTTGTTATGCATCTATATGTTTGAAATGCAAACACATCAGACTTTTGTTTATACAAAATTGTTTTAGCTGGCACACTTTCTGGGTCAACATTTCTGACATTTTTTTCCAATATGTCGTCAAAAGGTAAGTTATTCCGCTCAATAAAATATAAAGGTTTAGTGAAACTAAAATTTGGTACGCAAGAGGAGAATGAAAAGAGATTGTTAAAGATATAAGAATCGTAAAAAGGTATTCCCAATCTAAGTTTTTCATCTGACCAGATAGAGTCCAAGTATTTGCAATCAACGAAGCCTGAATTGTCGCAGTAAGCAGTAGAATAAATTTTATTAAGTAGTTTGCATCCATCATCATTTCTTGCGAAGATTATAATCTTATGTTTTGATTTATCTCTGTTTTCGTCGTTAACATCGTTGCAGCAATTAATCCTTAGACCAAATATTAATTGAATATTTAAACTCTTGCAAGCTTTATGGGCTTCAAGAAAGCCTGTCATAGAATCTTCAACTAATACTAATTTATCAAGCTTGTTATCTTTTGCAATTTGAAGAATTGAATCTGATTTTGATGCATCGGGATTTTCTTCTGGCAAATCAAGTGTCAAAATACTCTTGCCAATAGAGTAGTTTGATTTAAAGATGGGAATCATGGTTTGACTATATACAGTAAAATCAAAATGTCAACACACTAAATGAGAACGCTACACTTTATATGTGTAGCGTTCTTTTTTATTTATTGAAGGCTGGACAGCCATCATACTCAAAAATTTCAAATCTGACTTGTTTATCTTTGTATTTTTCCTTGTAGTTAACTATGTCAGCAAGAAAACATGAGTCAATAATTTTATTGTTTTCATCTTTGATGTGGTAATATTTTAAATCAAACTTTGCAGAACAACACCAAGCTGGAGTTCCATCTTTTTTTAATTCACCTTTTTTTGATCTTCCGCACATTATTGGCCCGCCAAATGAATTATCTTTAGGGTAATCTGCTTTTGCTGCCATGTTGGATTTGGCAGTTTTTTCGGAGAAATTGTCTAGATACTTTTGCACATGCGTAAGGAATTGCTCAAAGCCATTCAATTCGGCTTCCGTAAGACTTGGCATCTTAATGCAACCTTTGTCATTTAGATCAAATTTAATAAATAAGAATTCAGAATACAATTCTTTAATTTCTGGAAACATCTTCTTTACCGCAAGAGTATACATTAAATCTTGCATATTATCTTCAAGATCTTTTCCTTTGTACACTTCTTTACTTGATTTAAAGTCTCTGATGATCGCTTTATCTCCGTAAATAAAAAGTTTATCAATAAAACCTTTAATTTTATAATTTAAATCTTTATCCAAAACATCAAATTCAAAATCTTTTTCAGAAAATTCTTGCGTTATCTTTCCGAATTCTTGACCGAAGAAATCGTAATTAAGACCGTTCAATGTCATTGCCTTAATTAAATTTAAGTTCGTATCATCTCCAACGCCTTCTTCTACTGCCAAATTTAGAACTAAATCTTTTACTTTTTTACTGGCAAAAATATCTTGCTTTTCAATAATTTTATCAAAGTCTTTTTTATGTTTTTTGTCTCCAAGTAATTCAAAAACCTCATGGCATACCGTTCCTCTTGAAGAGCCATCGTTGCCTTTATCTGGAAGTTTGAGCTTGTATTTAGCCCAGTATAACCAAGAACACGATTGAGCTGTTTTGATTCTGCTTGCAGATAAAGTTACTCGTTCTGACATTTTTTAAGAAATTTGCTTAGTTTAGCTTTATTAAATTCGGAACCATTTTCTTCAATAATTTTTAATATATCTTGAGTAGATAATGGATTTCTCTTATTCCATTCGCAAAATATTAATGAATTATCACTCATTTGCATTTCTCCAAAATCATTCATTAGTGGAGGTTTGATCTTTAGAACATGCAAATCAAAGAATGAAGATAGTTTAATTAGGATTTTTATAGCAGCAATCAATCCTCTGTTCTTATCTGAGTCTTGATCGTTATTTGTGCATATGTAAATAGTTTTTAAATTTTTAGAAATCAAGAAATTCATTACCGCTGGACTACAGTCAAGACCAAAAGTAACTAAGTTATTTGTAAATCCATTTTGAGTTAAAGCCATGCTATCCCCAATACTTTCAACTAAAAAAACTTCGTCTGTGATTTCTGGAAAGTTAGGTATGTTAGCTGGATAAATCCAATTACTCTTTAAGCCGATATGTTTCCATTTGGGAGCTTCTGAATTTTCATCCAACTTTCTGCCAGTAAATCCGTAAATCTGACTGTTTAAATTATAAATAGGAAATACCACTCTTCGATACATTTTGCCAGCAGAAGCCAACCCGCATTTGTACATTTTTTGAGTTTGTTCTGCTATTGATCTTTTGTTATAAAAATCATAATTTGGGAATAGCTTTTTTAGGCAGTCTTCTGGATAAATTTTTTCCATTTCTAGTTTTTCTTTTTTAACATAAACTTCAGTAGATTCAAAAGAATCTTGAGTATATTTTTTTATTACATTTGGATCATTTGTATTTAGCGTTAGCTCTACAAGTTTCTTGAAGGGCATTGGGGCTTTGTTTTCAACAAAGTCTCTCCATACTCCAGTATCCTTATAGATCATAAGAGATAGTGGATTATTGCCATCTCTATATACCGCATTTGCCCTCCAATGATTACCAAAATCTTTCAATTGGTAACCGAGTTCAATTAGCGAAGATTCTATTTTAGTCCTCATTGAAGTCTGGTATGTTATTTCTATTGCCGCGATCTAATTGTTCGTGACCATCTCTAAATGCCACAATATCTCTTAAGTCTCCCTTTTCTGTAATATTAAAATTCTTAAATTCTAAATTAACGAAGTTCTTACGGAGAGTATCGCCAACTAATACTGGTTCAACAGCTCCAGCAATATCAGCTCCTAAATGTCGAGCTTTGATATTAATTAATTTATGAGTTCCAAATCTCTCACCCTCTTCTTGTATCTCGTCCGTAGTCTTATTTCTGAGAATAAACATATGAGAGCAAAATTGAATGATCCTATCTGATAGGGATACCGTGCTTTCGTCATCTACCACATTTGCGGCAGTTCTATTATTTGTAATACCCGTCCTATTACTTTGAACGGATGTAAACATTGAAATGATTGGTTTGCCATCTACTAGCAATTCTTTTTGAATACACTTCTTAAACTTGTCAATCATTTCTCCAACTAACTGCCATTCATTTTTATCGCTTCTTTCAGAAGTCGTTTTAATGTAATCAAAACTAAAGATCATTCTATTTCCCCTGCCAACTTGGGCAAAGTAAAATCTCTTTAATGTATTGATCATTGCATCAACGTCCATACCAGCAACATTGTAATAGTAAAATTTTAACTTCTTGACTTTTGGCCATACTGCTCTTACTTTTGCTACGATAGTATCTCCAGCTTTTCTCCAAGAACCATTTTCTAGAAGATGCATTGATACGCCAGATAACGCCGCGCATTGGCGAAACATAAGTTCCTCTTTGCTCATTTCTCCATTATCAAAATGCAGAACTGGGACTTCGTAAGTGTCAGATACTTTAGTGCAGTAATCAAGCGCAAGCGTTGATTTGCCCACGCCAGATCTAGCTACAATTACTGTAATATTTCCTGGTCTTAAAAGTGATCCATAAATTTCATTTACTTTTTTATATGGACCCATCATTCCAAATTCCTTGATTGGATTATTACCAAGCTCCTCAATGACGCTTTCCATATCATCGTAAATATTATATGGAGAATCATTACCTATCTCGTAGTAATTAATTCTGGAATTATAAATTTTATCTGCAGATGAAATAATATCCAAATAGGAACTTTCAGCAGCCATCGACCTCATTTTCTTAGAGACCTCTAAAGAAGATTCGTGAATTTCTCTACGAATTGTATATTTCTTGAGTTCCTTTGCGGCTTTAACTGCAGAGTTATCCGAAAGCTTTCTTAATGCTAATGATTTAATATAATCAGCAACATTAATATTATCTTCAAAAGAAAGCCCTAAGGACTGTACTCTTTGAGCGATAATAACGTCATCAACATCTTCTGCATTTTCTATGGCTTGCTTTATGATTGTAAAGATAGTTTTATTTAAACTGGTATCTTCGCAATAAAAATCTCTTTCATTGACGAAAGAGCAGATGTCAATGAAAGAGTTTGGATTCTTTATTAAACCAGCAAGCAATTGTTTTTCCAGTTCATAAGAAAAGATCATGCTCGCATACTAGCATACTGTGGCGCTTTGTCAATCATCATCTTGAATCTCATCCAAGAAATCACTATCATCTGATTGGATTAAGTGCGAATCTTCTCTTTGGGTAACATAAATTTCAATCAATTTATTAATCGCAAATTCCGTAGCTTGAGAATCGTATTTATGTCTTATTTGGCAATTTCCGTGTTCATCAATATGACAGAGAAAATATCCTTTATTTTTATCTGCTCCACCCGTCAATTCATAAATTTGATCCAAAAATGCATTTGGCATTTCAAAGTTTTGAAATTTTGGTTTCCTCTTTCTCATTTTTTTATTTTACACTATTAAAGCTCAACTCCGAATTTTTGAAACAACTCTTTTGAAAGTTCATCTTTTGGATAAATTTCGACAAGATTAATATTGTTTATTTCACAAAAGTCAATTTTCTTGACATCTCTTTTTATTTGATTTAAAAAATTAATTCTATTACCATGAAAAAATTTTACGTAAGTAAAATGTTGTTGCCCTTGAACTTCAATTGCAACTCTTTTATTTGCATTAAAAAAATCTAAAGTTAATCTTGTTCCCACTACTTTTAGTTCCTCAAAAACAACATCGTCCTTCCAATATTTTTGCAAGAACTGTTTAACATCAAATTGAAACTTACTCCTGCTTTTACCATCCCAATCTATTATTGAGTTTTTTAAATTCTTAATAGATCGTTCTTTGCCATCAAGAGTTTTGAATTTCATTTATAGAACTCTTAAAATAATTGCTTAAAAATTTAACCAGTTCTGGATTTTCTTCTATGAACTTAAATAAAGCTTTTTCACCTTGGAAGTTTTCTGGAACTTCAATGTTTAATTCTTTAACTAATTCAATAAAGTCATCAGATGGCTTTACCCAAGCTCCCGCTTTATTCATGAATTCCCAAGCGTATAAAAGATCAACGAGTTCTTTTTCAATCCAAATGGAAGTTCCATTTTTGCGTCCATACCTTATAGGGTATGGAATTTGCAAATTTGTTTTTTCATTTGGTGATTTTTTAACAGTTACTTTTGCCCAATGTCCAATTGCTGGATTTTTTTCAAGATCAATTCTTTTATTATTTGGATCTTGAAGTATCATATCTCCATTGTATCTAGCTTCAAATTCAAGAATCCAATTGGCAAAATGCAGTAGTGCATTACCACCAGTTGCTGAAGTTTGACGAATTGGAGCTTTAGAATATGGATCTAACTTAATATCTGCCCTTACCTGCGACACAAATACCGCCATATGACCTCTTTTAGCTAAAGCGATAGACATACGCTTCATGAAGTTTGCAGCGATTACAGCGCCTCCTGCGACCTTATTGGAGTCTTCAAATGTCTTATCTAAATCTCCTTTTGTAATTAAACCATCGACAGCATCCAAAAGAAAATAATATTTAATACCTTCTTCGTTATTTGAAACAAGATTCCTCATTGCGTCAACTACGGTTTCGTAAATATTACTTTCAAAAACAAAACAAGTTCCAACATTCCAGTCTTCCGCCTTGATCGTGAAGGCAACTCCAGATCTTGCTTTCATTTCATTTGAAAGGCGACCTTCAGCTTTAATATAAAAACCTTTAGCGTTAGGAACAGTACGAAGAAAATTCTTCATTACTTCTAGAGCTGCGCTCGTTTTACCACCTTCATTGATTCCGCAAAATCTATGAAGCCCTGGCCCAAAGCCACCGCCTAATTGAATATCTAGCTGCAAAGAACCGCTGGAAACCTTATATTCAAAATCATCTTCAAAATTATAATGATCTTCTTTATTGTTCTTTAAGAACGTGGATAGAATTTCGCTAGATGTTAATACTGAGCCGTCTTCTTTTTTCTTAGCCATTTAAAAAATCCTTTACTGTTTTTGGTTTAATTATTACGTTGAAATCTTCTCCGCTTTTATTCTCAGATAAAATGATATCCTCGTACTTAGAGTCATCAATTCTATAATTGAAATCTCTAAATTTTTTATCAATTTGCTGCTTATAAGCATCGCAAATAACGATAGCCATACTATCATATTTCTTTGCAAGCTTCAATGCCAAAACAAACTCTTCTGAGTACCTTTCAATAAGAGTATTCAGAAGAGTCATTTCTTTCATATAAAAAAGGCGAGAACCTTTTTCTGGTATATTTACAAATTTTCTAAGCAAAAGTTTCTTGTTAATTTTTGGCTTTTTATTTACTTTCTCGCGCATCCAAAAAATAATACCATATTTTTATACTTTGTCAAGATCATTTAGCGTCATTTTTTCCACAAGTTTCTCAAATGATGTTTCCAATTTCCATCCGAGATCTTTTTGAGCTTCAGAAGAATCTCCCCACAATAAGTCAACTTCAGCTGGTCTATAAAATTGTGGATTTATTTTCATTAAAATTGGTTCATCTTCATAAAAGAATTTTTCATCTTTATATTTAGATAATACAAATTTTTCATTTATCTCTTCTCCAATCCATCTACCTTGTATTCCAGCATATTTAAAAGATAATTCAACAAATTCTTTAACAGTATGAGTTTCATTAGAAGCCAAAACGTAATCTCTTGGTTTTTCTTGATTGAGCATCAACCAAACTCCTTTTACAAAATCTTCGGCATCACTCCAATCTCTTTTGGAATAAATATTTCCAAGTTCTAGTGGATCATATTTATAATCATATTTAATAGCATTCGCAATTCTTGCGACATTTTTTGTAATTTTTCTTGTTACAAATTCTTCTCCTCTTCTTGTTCCTTCATGATTAAATAATATTCCTTGCACGCAAAATAAATTATATGATTCTCTGTATACTTTAACTAAATGATGAGCTGCGCATTTAGATGCTCCATATGGAGAACGTGGTTTAAATGGATGCTTTAAATCCTGTGGAGAGTAATCAATATCTCCAAATTGTTCTGAGCTTCCAGCATTATAAAATTTTGTATTTGGCGATGTTGTTCTTATAGCTTCTAATGCTATCATTACTGACATACAATTTGTTTGCATATGATGCATTGGCATTGACCAACTATTACCAACAAATGAATTTGCTGCAAAATTAATGTAATAATCAGGTTTAATTAAATTGATAACATATGTAACATTAAATTGATCTGTGATATCTAGTTCAATTAAATTAAATCTTTCGTTTGATTTTAGATGCTCAATATTTTTATGGTTCGGAACACTTAATCTTCTATGACATCCGTAAACAATAATATCTTTAAAATTTTCTAAAAGATATTCTGCCATGAAAGATCCATCTTGTCCAGTTACTCCAGTAATTATTACTTTTTTCATATTATTTATTTTAATATTAAATAAGTTGGTAATCCATCTTGTGATATTGCGTTAATTTTTAAATTAAAAAATTCACAAAATTCATTAACAGCTCTTACAACACCTGGAAATCTTTTAGCCTCATAATCATGTCCGCATATAAATCCATTTTGTTTAACTTTTTCAAAGCTTAAAAATAAATCTTGTTTTACATCCTCGTATTCGTGAGATGCATCTATGTATACCATATCTAAATATAAATCTTTGATTTTTTTTAGTTCGTTTGAAGAGTAACCTTTAATAATTTGTACGTTCTTATCTTTAAAAAAAGAAACCAAATCATTAAATGATGAATCTAAATTTATGAATTCCATATTGTTTCCATCTTTGTCCCCAGAACCCATAATGCCTTCAAATAAATCTATTAAGATTAAATTATTTGGTTTTAAGTTTTCAAAAATAAACTTTGAAAATTCTCCCCTGAATACCCCAATTTCTGCAATATTCATATTTTGAGGTAAAGATTTTATTAAATCGTATCTATTTTTAAAAATTTCCATAAAACTTATTAAAGTGTTCTTTTATTAAATCAATCCTATGTTGATTTGAATTTATTTTCCAAGTATAATGCATATTCATTGTATTATTTTCAACTTGTTTTCCATCGTATAAATAATTATATTTGGTATCTATTAAATTTATAGAGATATTTCTATCATATATTTCGTCATTAATATGATATTGTTCATATGATGGATATGTGGATTGCTGCGCTTTATTATAATAAATAGACTTAAATAATTCTTTAAATTGTTTGGGAATACCCATTAATCCACAATTATATTTAAATTTTCCGTTAAAAGTAAAACTTTCATTCAGAAATCATCTATCATAAGATAAATTTATTTTATTTATATTTAGAAAATCTATTTGATATAACTTAACTGGAACTAGGTCTAAATCCCAGCATAAAATAAAATCATCATCCACCAAATCATGACAAAATAACTTTAGCCAAGAAGGATGTTTTTTATAAATATTTTGATCTAAATCTTTATCTAGAATAAATAAATTTATATTATTAAATTCACATAATTTTTTAATCAATGGTATTGAATATTTTGCGTATTCGCAATCGTTAACATTTATTAAAAAAATTGTCATATTTTATTTTGTATTATTTTGTTCCACATATCATAAATTTTATCTTTATTATTGCGAATAGGTTTTTTAAATAAATTTTTAAAATCAAAAGATTTAAAATATTCACACTCTATTGTGTTGTTGTAGAAATCACTATACATAAGCCATTCCTTGTTCAAGAACAAATTTGCTTGTCTATTTGGATTATTATTATTAAATACGATCTCAGAAAATAATGGAACTCCATTATTTATTAATTCTAATGCAAAATTTAAGCTTGGAAATAAAAGAGGAACTCCAGCATTATATTGTTCAAAAATAGACATTGTAGATACATTGTATGGAAAATGAATTATTTTTTCATATGAATACATATCTTTCCATGAATAGTTTCCTAGTTGAGATTGGTGAATATGTTGACTATCTATATGAAATTTACTAAATATAATAGATTGATCTTTTGTTTTATTATATTTTTCATTTGTGTAGTCGCATAGGCTTGGTATGTGCAGCCATTCTTTTTTTAAAAATCTCTCACAATACTTTTTATCAAATTCATTATTTGCTATTAATATTAAATTATCATTATTGTTTAATGAGTCTTCTAGCCATTTTAATCTATAAGGATCATCAATAACTGGATAATCATATCTTGTAGCCGCAATAACTATTATTGGTTTATTAAATTTTTCAAAAAGTTTTAAAAAAATAGGAGGATAACAGCAAACGAAAGCATCGTATTTATCTAATTCATTTTTGTGAGTCAAATAAAAATCATCAACCATTTTTTCATTAATATTTTTCCAGTTATATTTGTTTATTACTGGTGAGTTACATTCTTCAAAATTAAAAATCCAATTATGTCCAGATAATGACCAATGGTATACTTCATGGCCAAGTTTAGTAAATATATTTTTTATATCTGAAATTACAGATATATGGCAATCAATATTGAAAAATTTCATTTACTTAAATAATTAATTAATATATTTCTATGCTCTTGATTTCTAATATCATTTTCGTCAAAAACTTCTCCTACAAATTCATAATTTTCTCTTTTTGTTGGAAATGGATTTTTATTAAAAATTTCATCATGTACTAATGAATTATTTTTAAACTCATTATATATATAATTAGCTAAGAAAAGTTGATCATAGTTATAATGCTCTTGATTTTTTGATTCAAAATTATTTAACAAATCTTCTATATTGATAATTAACTTTCCTTTTAATCCAAACATTCCTGCAAAAATTGGATAGATTGCATGACTTGGATGATCTCTCATAATATGCAAAGCTTTATTTTCGGAATTTATCCATTCATATACAGCATTTTTTTCTCTTAAATTTAATCGCGAATCTGTATCTCTAAAAATTACCACATCTATTCCAAAATCAGAAATGGCCAAAAATCTAGAAGCATTAAATTTCCAATTACCAATTTTATTTAACAAGATTACTTCTGCGTTATCAAATTTTCTTAATTCATTAATTATATTATCTGGAACGCATTTAGAACAATAAAATCTACATATCCATTCAGGATATATTTTTTTTGCTAGCGATGCATTTCTGATTGCTCCAATGCAATATTTTGGATCACTACCCCATAGACAAAATGATATTACTTTTTTCATTATAATAAATGTTTAAATTTTTCTTTAATCATTTGTCCTTCTTGCATATTAGTGGACTTCATATTTGTAGATAATCCATTTGGATTATAGTAATATAAACCTATAATTTCATATAATTTATTAAAAACAGCTTTTCCTTCTAAGCACTTCATCTATATATCTAACTAGCCAGAGGCGGCATACGAGATATCAAATAATCCAAACTTATCATGTAAATTCTTTCTCCATAATGGCATACAATGTGGAGAATTATTATCCATCATTGTTTTAAAATTTACATC